CGCAAGATGGCTTATCTTAAATCAGAAGAAGATGATTATAATAACATGATCGCACAGAAGATGGGTGGTCGTAAGGTTGGTGGACGTAAGGTTGGTGGTGCCAGTTGTGGTGGAAAGCGTGCTCCATCAGCTCGTGGTGCGATTGTAAAGAAAGTAATGGCTGAGCATGGACTATCACTTCCCCAAGCTTCTAAGTATGTAAAGGAGCACGGACTATATTAAGAAGAATAAAGTATCAGTTTAAATTTAAAGATGACTTATCAGACATCGCCCTATCTGCCATGGATATTTCCAGATCAGGCGAATCGAATGAATATACGAGGAATGGAATATGCTCCTCAACCACCAGCCCAATCTCTTGATTTATTTCATGAAGATGGTGTACCAGCTCAAGTTAATTTTAATGATTATGACAAGAAAGTAGCGATGGATCGTGTTATGAATACTAAGAGAGCTAAGGAAGGTATGGTAGGAAAACTTAATACGACTGAACGCTCTCAGCGTTATGATCGTCCAGCATCTCGTTCATCTGTACCAAATGGTGTTTTCTATGGATCACCGATGGAATATTTAACATCAGGTTCAGGTGGCATGAGAGGAGGTGTTATTTCAACTAAGGAAGGACAGGAATGGCTTGCTAAGCGTCTTCTACAGCGCCAAGAGGAATATGCTCAGATTTCATCAGGTAATTTCTCAGCTGGACCACCAAAGCATATTGATGTATCACCCTATAACAATGTCGATACACTACTTCAAGCCCTATTTGCTGATTTTAGTTCAGGTGCTTTTACATCTCGTGTGAATGAAGCAGCAAATCAACTTCTTTCTGCATTTATTTCCATTGGTGCTAAACTAACTCCTATCCAACTTGGAAAGTATTCTAGTGCTGTTGGAAGACTCAGAGAAACAACTCGTCCTTATTTAGGCAGAGAAATGGGTGAAGAACTTGGATTTGCTTATGAAGGTCGTGAAAAGCGTTTCCGTGCTATTGATTCAATAAATCAAACTTTGAAACTAATTGATGCGGTACTTAAGGAAATTGCTCGTACAATTTATGATCCTTTACCAGCACGTGAACAAGTTATGTCAACTCTACGTGAAAGACTATTATCGAGACAAATCGAGACATTTGCTCCTACATTTGCTGGTGAAGAGCGTCGTGCTGCTATTGCCGAACCTCGTGTTCCACAACTTGGACGTCAGCCAACTTATGAAGGATTACTTCCTGAAGAGGGTCGTCGTCGTAATGTAGAAGAAGAAGTTCCTATATGGGGTGATGAAGGTGAATTTGGACCTTTCCAAGCAGCACCAGCACCAGCAGGACAAGGTAGACGCCGTGTTAACTATAAGATATTCTAGTTAGATAACAATGGAGCCTTTAATTGTTCCTTATAAGCTTGGTAAAAAAAATGGATTTAGAACTGAATTAAATGGTGTACCTTTTTCACGCAAACCTGTTGAACTCCAAAGAGCAATTCAACAAGCTGAAGCTTTAGAAAAGAAAGGTCATATGCCAGATATTGAGTCATATTCATTGAGCGAGGATGATATTCAAAAAATGATCCCAACTTTGAAAATTATTCCCTATCCTGAATTATTAAATGCAAGCCATATTGATGATGTCCTTGATAATAAGGGTCGTCTTATGTTACTTTACCTTACCGAAAGTGAAAACTCAGGACACTGGGTCTGCCTCTTAAACTATAGAAATACTAAGATAATTGAATATTTTGATCCTTATGGCAACTATAAACCTGATGGTGAATCAAAGTGGATTTCTAAAGAAAAACAAAAACAGTTTGGTCAAGCAACTAAGAAATTAACACAACTTCTAAATTCAAGTCAGTATGAAGTAAAATCAAACGCATTTCCATTCCAAACTGATAGAATGAATATGAATACTTGTGGTCGCCATTGTACTACAAGACTTTACTTTAAGAATTTGAAACTTCCAGAGTATATTAAATTAGTAGAATCAACAGGTTTGAGTCCTGATGATTTCGTATGTGCTTTCACATTTAACATGATCGGGCGATAAGATTTACTAATAAAATAATCAAACTATAACATAAATGTCTTTTTCCAGTGTAACTATCGAAGGGAAAAAGGCAGCACCAGATCGTATCTATTACAATGGAATGGTTATCAATAATACTTTATTGAGTACTCAGTCGGAACCTGATCCTGAGGTCAGATTTCAGGATCAACGCAAGAATCCTCTAGTTCCTGATTCTTCAAATTACGAGGTTTCAGTACAGAATTTCTCGCTCAATGGATGTTCAAAGACTCTACCTCTTTTTATTCCTCAAATTAGTCCAGGAATAACTGGTGGAACAATTACTAATGTTGTTGTTCAATATGCTGGTGGTGTTACTGGTCCTGAAAATGTTATTACATATACAACTAGTAATACTATTTCTCTAACTAGAGGATGTTTAGTAAATAGCGTATCAATACCTGGATCTCCTGATTTTTCTTTTAATAGTCCACAGACAGTTTATGATGCTACTCCTACAAGCTTTTCATTTCGTACAAATCTACCTATTAGTGGTGTATATTATGTTAGTGGAACAGCAAGTTGGTATAATATCAGTGATATAACAACGACTATTTATAGTGTAAGTGTAGGAATTGGAACTACAGGAGGAACTTATGGATTGAATACTCAATATGTAATTTGGGAGCCTGAGAATGTTGCGTCTTATACTGTAGTACCACAAACAGCAAATCCAGTTCAAGTAGAATCAGCATATTACTTTTGCTATTCTTATACGCACTTTATTTCATTAGTTAATAAGGCTTTGAATAAGGCTTGGGTAGGAGCTAGTGGTGGTACTGGTGGTATTGGAACTCAGTGTCCTTTCTTTGAGTTTGATGAAGCATCTGGATTATTTTCATTAAATCAAGATGCGAATACGTGTATGGTACCATATGGAACTACTCTTCCAGCGCCTTATAATGTATCATCTTCAGTCTCAGGTTACAAGTCAGGTGAATACACTTTTGTTGGAATGAATACCTGCTTAGAGAATCTTCTAACGAATTTTAACTCAATTTATTATGGAGCTGGAATTCAGTGGGGATCTTCAAACTATACACTTCCAGAAAATGTTATTAATATGGGTCTACCAATCAATCTACAAACAGCAGTAGTAACTCAGACAACACCAGTAGGAGTTTCACTTAGAACTCAACCTAAGACCTCATTTTTCCAATTAGTGAATCCATTTACTGCTGGACCAATTGCGACTTCATTTTATGTAAGACTTCCTCAAGATTTTGTTTCTACAGGAACAATCTGGTCACCTATTGCCTCATTTGTTCTTGCTACTACTCAACTACCACTTCGTAATGAAGCTACAGCAAATCCAATTGCTTTTGGTACTAAGAATATTGGAGGTCAAAATGGAAATGGTGGTGCTTTCCAGAAGGTTCTTATTGAAACACCAATTGATGCTCTCAGAGCTGATTACTGGAAAGGTTGGATTTTGTACGAACCTAAAACTCTTACTTTCTCATCTCTTGATCCTTCTCACGATGGAATTTCAGATGTTGACGTCAATCTTTTCTGGCGCAATCGTCTTACGAATTCTCTAATTCCTGTGCGTGTTCCCAATCAAGCATCAATGTCATTCCGTCTTCTTTTCAAAAAGAAGCTCGTTCTATAACTCGTTTATTCTAAAAAATATTATAAACTAATAGTATAAAATGACCGACGTTACTAAGTATTCGGTTTTCGATCCTCGTATCGTCCAGACAAAGCCCGAATATGCCGTTGAGAAGGGCGCCCTCTCACTCACGAATGTATCATTTCAGGCCCAGACGGCTGACTCGAGCTCAGTCCAGTTCAATATTCAGGTACCCTCAGAAAACGTATTTGTTGATCGTGCGGTTGAGTGGACTGGCACGGCTGTAGCTGTAGTAAAGGTTGTTCTTGGTGCCGGTGTCACTGCTGGTTCCTCTCTTCAGGGTATCGTTGCTCCTTCTGCCTTCCCTCTTCACCAAGCCACAAGTCAGATGACGGCCACGATTAACGATGCCACAGTAACGGTTAATACGCAGGATGTACTTGCCCAAGTTCTTCGTCTTGCGGACATGCGTGATGCTCGTCGCCAGCGCACGTGCCCTACAATGCTTGACCGCTATGCCAAGTATCCTGACAGTGCTGTAGTTGCCAACTCGCCACTTAATGCGTGGGACAAGACGACTGAGTCAGACAATGTTCCAAATGGTGGCTTCAATGGCTTCTATTTTGCGACGAGTTCTAGTGGATCGACGCCTCTAGGAACAACGGGTGCTGATTCTACGGGTGTTGCGTGGAGCAATGGCCAGCCTTATGCTGGAACAAATATCGCTTCTGGCACGACTCTTACGTTCAATGTATCTGTTAGATCAGTTGAGAAGCTAATGCTTCCTCCTTTTATCTTCTCTGATCAGTATGAACTCTCAACGGGTCTCTTCGGTGTCCAGAACTTCCAAGTCCAGATGAACTTAGCACCTAACCCATCTCGCTCATTCCGTGTAGCAACTGGTCTTACGGTCAAGACGCCTCTTGGTGTCTCAGCGTATGTACCAATTACTGTAGCATCAACGGTTTGGTCAACGAATGCTAATACTGGTGGTCTATGGTATGGCAAGCCTTCTCTTGCTGTTCAGTTCCTAACGCCAGCTCTTGATGTTCCTCTTCCCCCGAAGTCGATCGTTCCGTATATGGAGTTCCCTCGTTACATCAGCACGCCTCAGACGGATGTTTACAATAACGGTGGTGGTCTTCTCCAGTCTCAGACGATCACACTCCCTAATATCCCTGACCTTCTTCTCATATTTGCCAAGCCTTCTTCGTATGATGATGCGTCAAATGGTGATTGGACACTCCCAATCACCAATATCTCGGTCAACTTCGACAACTTCTCAGGTCTACTTGCCAACCACACACAGGAGCAGCTCTACCAGATGTCACTTCGCAATGGTGTAGATATGGATTGGTCTGAGTGGTCTGGTTATGGTGTAGTTCCGGCCTCACTTGGTTCGGCTGGCCCAAGTGCTGGTGGTCGTGTTGGTCTTGCTGGTGGTCCTCTTGTTCTTCGCCCGGGTCGTGATTTCGCACTTCAGGCCGGACAGGCTCCTGGACTTGTTGGCAACTTCACGCTTCAGTTCAATCTTACAGTTCAAAACTTCACGGGCTCAACGCAGACGCCTAACATCTACACGGTACCAATCAGCTCTGGTTTCTTCGAGACGATCAAGGGCAGCTCGCGTATCATCAAGGGTGTACTCACGGAGCAGGATATCCTCGCGGCGCCTGCTCACGCTCCCTCAGTAGCTCTTGAGCGCCCAGTCGGTAATGGTCGCCATGGTGGTGCCATGGGTGGTGCCATGGGTGGTGCTCACGGCGGCCGTCGCCACGGTGGTAAGCACGGTGGAATGAAGGCATACGTGTAATCAAATTAAAATTTAAATTAAAGTCCCATATGGGCAAACTATTGGTGCTTCTATCACTGAAAACGGATTATTTAATCCACCTTCAAAAATATTTTTTCTGCACCTATAGTTTGTTAAATTCAAATAATTTTTCAATTATAAATTCATCTTTAAAATATGTATGAAAAACATCATAAATAAATTTTTTAATATTTGTAGGATCCATTCTTAATGTAAAAAATGTACGAGTATCATTATACGAATCAAAAAAATCTAGTGTTTCCTTCTTGTGATTATACAAAAAAGCAAATAAATGTCTAGTTTCTTTAGGATTATTATGTTCTAGAACCATAAATCCATCTTTTTTATTTTTAAATAAATAAGATAGCAAAAGAGTTACAGCAACATCATCTATATAATTTTTCTTACTACCATAAATCTGTTTTAATGTATGATCATGTTTCTTCAATCCATTTTTAAGTTGCTTCATTAAGAAAATATCACTAAGCATACAACCTAGTTTAGGAATATGTTCATATTTTTTTCTAAGAGCCATACTTAGAACTGTTGGACAATCCTCTTTTTTATGAGCATATTTTATAGCTCCTCCGATCTCCATTATATAAATCGTACGGAAACATTTTGCTCTACTTTAAGGATACCATTTTTTGATTTTTTAGATTTAGAATATTCTCTATTATAAGCATATACCTTCTCCTTATTATCGTGATTATACTTATTAACTCTCTCAAGTATAGCTTCTCGATTACGTTGATAATACTGTCTATCATACTCTTTACGATCCATCTTGTCTCATAAATGTATTTTTATATAAAAATTAGATAATTTTGGTAAAATTCTCCAAAATGATGATTTTTCATGTAAAATCACGCGTGATTTTACTGCTTTTTTAATGTATTTTTTGTAATTTCTTGATTTTTGGTGATTTTTACTTATAACCATTACATTTCTTACATATTTTTGGCTTACCAGATGCGATTCTTGCTACAGGAAGGAACATTCTTGGTGTAAAAAGAGGTAAACCAGTTGCAGTAGAAATCATTCTACTAAAATTCATTACAGCTCTTTCTTTTTCTTCAAAACTTCTGATTGACCTAGGTGTATTTGATGTCATTCGAGTATGACCAGATGGTCCATACAATAAAGTTATACTTTCGAGTTCTTTATTGGTATTAACAGCATCACGAGAAAACATTGTATGATCAACTCCTAATAGAGCATAGTGCGTTAAGACTTCAAGTACAGCATCCTTAAATTTACCATTACCTACAAGCATTTTATTATTATCCTTGAATAAATGTTGGAATTTTACATAATTTAAATCTTAATTCCACCACAAACTGGGCATCTTTTTTTGCCATAACCAGCAAGCATACGATCATATTTACGCTTTGTTCCTTGACGTCTAGCAGCAGGTGGCGCAAATCTTGGTGCGTGTATTGGCGCTGCTTCAAATGGATTAGCACGACGAGCCGCTGGACGAGCAACTGGTGGTGGTGGTGCAATTCTAAATCCTCTCATTATTCTTGCCATCTCTTCATCTCGAGCATCGTCCTGCATTTATTTATTAAATAGAATTGAATCTGGCAGGATATACCAAGGAATATTATCATAATATGAATCTATTATCTTACGATTAATTAGTATCCATTTGATATCATAAGGTATCTTATCCATTTATTAATAGTGCATATTAAATCTCCTTATATAATCAGCGATTGAATCTTGAAGATTTGGTTTGTTCCATAAAATCCACCGAGACAAAGCTCCAGCGGTTCTAGGATCATTCCAATTCTCTCTTTTTCTATGACGATTCAAATACAGTTTTTTTCTGTATGGATCACCATGTTGTGTATAATCTTCATATCCAAAAGCACCAAATTTTACAAGTTGATAAGGATTATCAAATTCAGCTATATATTTATGTATACCATCATTAGCTTTATAAAATTGAACCATTATTATAGTCTATTTAGATTATAATAATGTGTTTTTGCTTACGATTTTCATTATGCTATTATGTATGTTTTCCAGAAGAAGATGAAGATTACTTTATACTGGATTAGTTGTTATTACATTAACTGGATCCCCACCATTTGCTGCAACTACCGTCCATGCTACAACCATTGTATTAGGTGTAGATAATTCATAAGCAAAATCAAACTGTAAATATGGATCTCCATCAGCACCAATAATAGGAAAACAATCAACTAACCAGTTCTGTGTATTAACTCCTCCGTTATATTCAGGAATTTGAAGTGTTGCTTGGACGAGTGAATTTGCTGTTACTTGTGAAGCTCCAGTTATTCCAGTTAGTCCAAGCCAAAATGGATAAGTTCCATTTGCTTGAGCTGTTCCTGTAAATCCAGTAGCAAATCCATACATTAATACTGATCCGGCAGCTCCTGTAGCTCCAGTAGGTCCAATTGGTCCTGTAGGTCCAGATGGTCCAGTAGATCCTGAATTTAGATCTACCCAAAGTAATGAACTACCACTAGCTCCAGCACTTAAAACTTGGTTAGCAAGTCCAACTGAACTTGTAGAATCAGTAATAGAAGATGCTGTTATACTATAATCTACAATTAGTCCATTATTACCAATTACTCTAGGCTGAGTACTCGCAAATTGAAATCCAAGTCCAAATCCATCTCCTATATTAATAGTTGCACCATAAACACTTATAGTGTTTGAATTTAAATTTATATCAGTATTACTGATTGTGTTAAGACTATCACCAGTAAATCCATTAGCACCATCATTATATTGAATTGATCCTGTTATTCCAGCAGCGGATGCTGATCCAGTTGCTCCAGTTGCTCCAGTTGGTCCATTATAAGCGACACCAACTAAAACCCAATAAACATTTATATATCCTCCAAATGGTCCATAACCTAATGGCGCATATTGAATACAATACCATAAAGAATTATTATAAGTAACCATTTGACCAACATCATAAATACTTCCTCCATCCCATGGACCAACATAAGTAGGTGGTGGTCCAGTAGCTCCAGT